GAAAGAGCGAGGCGGCCCTGCGCGCACATTTCGCCGGAAGTCCAAACCTATTTCTAGAATGTGAGAAGCCATGCGTTATTGCCTAGAGCCCCGCTGCGGGGAGATCGTTGAAGGCCGTTCCTACTACTGCGCGCCGCATACCAAGAAGGTGGAGCCGTGGAAGGGCAGCAAAAGCCAATCGAAAACGTGGGAAGCTCGCCGGGTTCGACCGCGCGTGCTGCGTAGGGACAACTACCGTTGTGTATGGTTCGACGAAGGACATCGCTGTACCGCGCTGGCGACCGAAGTGGACGCTATCGTTCCCTCGGCAGAAGGAGGTAGCCATACGGACTTGACTAATCTACAATCATTGTGTAGAGAGCATCACAAAATCAAGACTGAACAAGACAGAAGGCGCGGCTTGGAGCGCAGCAGAACTAAAAAGGGTGGGAGCCCCAAATGACAGAGCAAACGCCAGCGCCTAAGAAGGCTGCGGCAAAAGTGACACGCCCAAAACGTAATGGCCCCGCGCCTTTGCCTATTGAGCAGCACCGCAGAAGGGGAAATCCGGGTAAAAAGGCCCTCCCCTCGAAAGACTCAACGGTGGCCATACCTATGGCCAAAACCACCCCCACGCCACCACGCAAACTTGGCAAAGAAGGCCAAGCCCTATGGGACCGCGCGTGGACCGCTGGCAAAACTTGGCTCAGCGCAGACGGAGATGTTGACATCCTCCTGCTGCTGTGCGAAGCGATGGACGAGCGCACCGAGTTGCGTAAGCTTGTGCTTACCGAGGGTGATTGGCGTCAAAGATCAGCCTTGCGATCACTGGAAAAGCAGGTTATCGACAAGCTCCAGCTGCTTGGCTTCACGCCAAGTGACCGTGGCCGCCTCGGTGTGGCCGAGGTAAAGCCAGAGGACGAGATGGCTAAATACCGCGCGCGTGTGGCTGGTCAATAAGTGGCTGGTCGTCACTCCAAACAAGGTCTTATGGAGCCAAAACCTGAATGGGCCCCCTCTTTTTGGACACCTAGAAAATCTGAACTAACAGATGGTCCAAGCGTTGCCGACTTCGCCAGCAGTTTCATGGTGGCCACCAAAGGAATGAAGGCGGGCAAACCGCTGAACTTTGCTGAATGGCAGGAGTGGGTCCTTAGTTGGGCGCTGGAGCGTAGGGAGGAAACCGGGCTTCTGCGATACCGGCAAGCCATCATCGGTATCCCACGAAAGACAGCAAAATCCTTGAAAGGCTCAGCGATCGCGCTGAAATACCTCGTGGGAACCCCCGAGCTTGGCCGTGAAATCTACTCTATCGCTGGTGACCGACAGCAGGCCAGACTTGTGTTCGGTGAAGCTCGTTGGCAAGTAATGAACCACCCGATTATGAGCTCCATGCTCAAGGTTTATCGGGACGCCATCGAGCACCCGGAAACCGGCTCCACCTACCGGGTGCTTTCCCATGATGGCAAGCTGGCTCAGGGTTTGAACCCATTTTTGACCATCGCTGACGAACCGCACGTTTACCCATCATCGATCATGTCGCCGGGGACCTCGGAACTGTGGGAAGCCATGCTTCAAGGTTCTGGAGCTCGACCAGAATCCCTACTTCTTGGAATCACCACGGCCGGTGACTACCGCGACGACGCGCTTTTGACCCGCCTTTACGACTACGGGAAGTCTGTGGCCCTAGGCGAGGAGGACGACGACTCCTTCGGAATCTGCTGGTATCAAGCGCCAGAAGGGTGCGACCACCGTGACGAAAAGTTTTGGCATGTGGCCAACCCGAACCTAGCCCTTGGTCTTGCCGACATCGAGGAGATGCGCTCCACGGTCAAATCGACACCAGAAAACGTGTTCAGGCGCTACCGATTGAACCAGATGGTCCGACTTGGCGGTATCGCTTGGATGGACATGGCTGCTTGGAAAGAAGTCGCGCGCGAGGACCGTATCGTGAAAACCGGCGAGCGCATTGTGATGTCTTTCGACGGTTCCGTTTCCAATGACGCGACAGCTCTAATGGGCATGACAATGGACGGTCACCTTTTTGTTCTTGGCTGCTGGGAAACTGATGGCCGAGATGATTGGCAAGTTCCAAGACGAGAGGTTGAGGCAGCCATTGAGGACGCTTTCGACCTGTATGATGTTAGAAGCTTCCAAGTTGACACCGCGTATTGGCTTGCGGAGTTTCAGTCGTGGCAGGAAAAGTATGGCAAGCGCCGGGTACTTGACTTCACGATGAGCAACGCCCGAATGGTCCCGGCCGTTCAAGAGTTTTACGCCGGAATCGCAGAGGGAGCAATAACCCACTCAAACGACGTTCGCCTAAACAGGCACGTTTCCAATGCCGTGGCCCACGAAACCCCTCGGGGGCTCACTATCAAGAAGCAGAGCAAGGACTCCTTACACAAAATCGACTTAGCGGTTGCTTCGTGTATGGCAAACGACGCTCGACTTCGACAAGTGCCCCGCAGGGGCTTCACCGGAGGGTTCTAAATGGCAACTTCGCCTAAAGAAGCACTAGAAGTGGTCAAGGAGCTTAGTGATCGCCTTGACTTACGCAACCAACAATCGTTTGCTTACGATCGGTATTACTCGGGCTTACACCCAATGCCGTGGATTCACCAGCGAGCTAGAAGTGAATACCGCAAACTTATGAAGCAGGCCGTGAGCAACTTTCCGCTGCTCATCGTCGATTCTGTTTCTGACCGACTCGAAATCGAAGGTTTCCGCCTAGGCGACACCGCAGCCGACCAAACGGTTTGGACTGACATCTGGCAGCGCAACAAGCTGGACGTGTACGCGCCAGCAATCCACACCCAATCCCTTGTCACGTCCATCTCATACGCAAGTGTGTGGCCTACCGAGGATGGCATGAACGTCACCATCAGGCCAGAGTCATGCTACGAATGTATCCACGACTCCGAGCCGGGCGACCCGTTGAAGGTTATCCGCGCCCTCAAGAAGTGGGCCAACCCTGTGCGCAAGCGCTGGTACGCGCACCTCCACCTTGACACTGGTGAAGTATTCAAAATGGAAGGCCGCTGGAACGAGGGCCAAGAATCACCCGATGTTTGGGAAACCATTGAGCTTGTGGAAAACCCTTTCGGTGACGAAATCGGTATCCGACCATTCCTGAACCGACCACAACTGGACGGAACGGGCCGCAGCGAGCTTGCCGATGTTATCCCCGTGTTTGATCGAATCAACACCTTGACGGCCGACATGCTTTTGGCCGCCGAGCTGGCTGCGTTCAAGATTCGCTGGGCCACCGGAATCGACGTTCCCCGCGACGAGGAAGGAAACCCCGTAGAGCCTTTCGATGTTGCTATGGACCGCCTTTGGGTTTCAGAAAACCCAGAAGCCAAGTTCGGCAACTTCGAGTCAAGCTCGTTGGAGCCCTACGGAACCGCCATCGACCAAGCAATCCAGCAGGCGGCCGCCATCACCCGGACACCTCCATTCCTGCTCCTTGGCAAGTTGACCAACCTTTCCGCCGAGGCCTTGAAGGCAACAGAATCCGGCTTGGTCAAGAAGGTCCAAAACCGCGCGCGTTCTTTTGGCGAATCGTGGGAGGACCTCATGCGTCTTGGACTCAAGATTGTTGACCCAGCCAAGGCTGACATTGTGGACATGGAAACCATTTGGGCTGACCCGGAAAACATTTCCGAAGCTGCCCGCGTGGACGCCCTCACCAAGCTCTACAACATTGGACTTCCAAAAGAGGCCGTGTGGGAGAAGTGGGGCGCTACGCCACAAGAGATCGAGCGCTTCAAGCAGATGGCCATGACCGAATCTTTGGATAGGGCCCTAGCCAACGCCATACCAGCCGGTCCCGGCCTCTCAACAGGTCCGGCAACGATCAACAACGGCCAGCAAACATCTGCGAACACACCTAACCAGATGGATGTTGAGATTGACCAGAACCTATGAGCACAATCCCGGAGTCGGTGACATACCCGTTGCCGCAAGACAATGCTGATCTAATCATTGAGGATGGCTTAGATGTTGACCCAGCTGTGTTGGTTGCCCTCGCGGTTGGATACCAGATGGCGCAGTCAGCTGTTTCGAGAGCAAGCGAACAGGCGGCCATGTCGTTGTTCGTCCGGCTCCAGCCGGTCACCGATGCTGACATGGCGACGTGGATGGATGGGTGGAATGGGCTTCTAGCTGCCTCGCAGGACCGGCAGTACGCCATCACCTCTGATTACGCGCGCAGAACGATGTCAGCCTTTGGGGTCAACCTTCAACCCGATGTCGAGGTCAAATACGACGAGAAGTTGTGGAAAGACCTAGAAAAGTGGACCAAGACACCGTATGCGCAGATCGCTTCACGGGAGCTGCGCACCGACGTTGACGACGCCCTCAAGCGAATCGCTGACGGTAAGGCCATGCTCAAGGATGCTCACCTAGCTGACCGTATCTTGAACCTTCACGCCCCCGTCGTAAAGGCCCGGCAGGAGTTGTCCAACGGCGTCACAGGGGGTCAAGCGTTCAACAATGTTTCTGACCATGTTGGTCGGGTCACCTACAACGTGGGTCGATCAGCCGAAGGTATGGCCACTGACCGGGCTGGCTGGCCAATGTTCAAAAACGGTTCAGCCATGCTCTACCGGCGCGTACCGGCTGCTAACGCTTGCGGCTGGTGTGTGATCGTTTCCACGCGCGTTTACACCTTGGCCAGCTTTAGGGCCGGTCGAGCTTGGCATGGTGGGTGTCGATGTTCTTGGAGGCCACTGACGAGAGCTGAGGCAAGTTCTTACGCGCTTACTTACAGGGAAACGCAAGACTATTTTCAGGCCGCTGAAACCATCGGAGCTTGGAGTGGTCCAGCACCAGATAACTACAACGATTGGATTGCTAAGAATCGTTTTGGTAGTGGTGATTCCACAGTTGGTGCGGGCGCTACTTTGGTCGGCCAAAATGCCTAACTGTGCCCTTATTCGCCCCAATAACTTTCTGGTGGGAGAACCGCGCCCGCTTAGTGGCTTTGGCGCAGTTCAATCCTATTGGCCGTGTCAAGTTCGCGCAAGTATTTTTGGGGAATAGTTTGAAAAATCTTTATCCACAGGTTATCCACAGGTTTCAAGCGCCAGCCGGTGTTTGATTACGGGAGCAAGGAGAGTAGGAAAAATGAGTGAAAGCAACCCTTTCGCAACACCGCCAGAAGGTGAAGCGCCACCAGCGAATCCGTTTGCCGCTCCGTTGGAGCCACAACCGGAAGCGCCAATGGTGATCGAGGAGCAAAAGGCCGCCCCGGTCCCAACGCCACCTGTAAAAACCGTCAGC